ATTGGTGCTGGTCAGCTTCAAAGACTTTGTCTCGAGAAAGTCATCAGGCACAGCGCCATACTGCGCGTCAAAGTACGCATTGGCCCTGACGATCATCTGCCTTGTGCGCAGCGTGCGCTCGACTTGAGCCTCGGCCAGAGAGATAAAGTCAGGAATGGTGGCCGTCAAATCAGAACGATTGAGCCAATCTGCAATCGATGCCTTCAGCTCGGTGTAGGTAGTCAGTGCCATTATTGAGCCTCTTTTTCCATTTCCTCTTTGACGATCCAGGTGTGCTCATGGCGAAATTCAAATGTGCCAATGTGGCCAATTTCTTTTGAGACATCATGGTCGATGTACACCTTGTAACCAAGCTCTTGCGCTTTCTTACAAAAGAACACATCCTCACCCATGTAGCCCCGTGAAGTCTGCCACGGCATATCAAACCACGGCTCGCTCATGCCCTCAAACACCTCGCGCTTGATGAGCATTATGCCAGTGCCAATGCTTCCCACCTCTTCCAATCCGGTGGATTCTGGCATGGTGTAGACAGATTTGCGCTTGCCTTCGGCGTCATAGTTCTGGGCAGTCGGGCCAGTGGGCATCCTGCGCCGTGCGCAATTGGCGGCCACGATGGGCTTGTCGTGAGCCAGCAGCTTGCCGACCATGTCCTGTGGAAAGGTCATGTCCGAATCAATGAAAAGAATGTGCGTGCATCCTTCAGCCATCGCATCCAAGCAAAGGTCAGCCCTTTGGTTTTGGATAATTGTGCCTTGCATCAATTTCAGACTGATTGCGTCTGTGGTGTTGAGCGTGTGATAGGCCACCATGTTCACCATGCAGTAGGTGTAATTGGTGTGAACCTGATCACGGGCAGGGGTGCAAACGGCAATGTAGTTCATACTTTCCCAGGTCGTGTTCTAAAGAACTGATTTTCACTTGAGTTGAGCCAGCGCTTCATGTACTCTTGATCATCGATCTTGCCCTCGGCCTTCATCTTGTAATAGAGAGCTTCGGGGATGGATGCCACCAAGTGCCACTCGCCTGTCCAGTTGGCCTTCTCATCAGTTGCGTTATAGATGGCCTTGTTGGCCTCAATAACCGCAGTCACATCTTGTTCTGTCGCAATGGTCACATCGCCAGTTTCTGGGTTTTCATGCCAGTAACGGGTGATGCCTTGTTCTTTGTTTTCGCTAAGTAATCTTTTGTGAATCATTTAAAAAAGGGCCAGATTTCTCTGGCCCTTTCCGTTGCTTACTATTAAGAAGTAACCAAGTCAGCGGCCAAGCCGTGGGCATTTTCAGCCAGCACTTTATGACCCCACTCAACGATCAGCATGCGCTTCTCAGCGTCACCTGTCTTAGCCAGTTCGACTTGCTGGTAAGGACGCAGCACAGTCATCTTGGCGTAGTCAGGATCAATCACCCACGCATCACGCTCACGCTGGAATCGGTTGGCAATCACAGACACATTGCCAAAGTCAGAGACATAAATGTCCACTGCGCCGACCAGTGTTGCAGGCTTTGCACCGCCGTCAATGTTGAAACGGCTGGAGGCAATACCAGAGAAACCAGATACGCGCTGCTTGTTCACAGGGCCGCACATCAGGATCTTCGGTGTACCACCAGCAGTCCACACCTTCTGGATCACATTCTTGAGAATGGTCTCAGTGAAGGTACGCACATTGCCATCGGTACGGGCGCTGTTTGGCAGCGTTGTATACGATGGATCAGTGCCGTTGGTCTGCTTGTCGGTGTTTGTTTTCACAAACGCGCCCAAGGAAGCAGTCACACGGGCAGTCGTAGAGTCGCCAGAAACAGCGATACCGCCGTTCAGCATGACAAACTCTTGATCGCGCTTCAACTCAGAACCACGCTTTGCGATCTGGTAAGCCAGTTCGCTGCGGCGGCCAGCCTTGTTCACCACTTCTTCAGTGGCAGACAGGATGATCGTCTTGCGTGAAATCTGTGCGTAGTTTTGCAGACGCACAGTAGCAGTTACAGAGTCAAACGATGCAACATCGTCACCCTCTAACTGTGCATTGGCAGCGGCTGCGGCCAATGTGTCGGTTTGCCACTCAAACAAGCTATTGGACACATTCTCGCGTCCAATGTTGCTCATGTAAGGGGTTTCTTCAGGCGCAATGTTGGTGATCACATTGCTAAGATCTTCCCGAATACCCTTTGCAGAGTAGGTCAGGAATGTGTTGCTAACGATAGCCATGATTTCCTCATTTCAATAAAAGTTCAATTGCAGATACCGCATCATCGATGCGGCCGGTTTTTGCAAGACGCTGCTTTGCGCGAACACTCTCAGTCGTTGTCGAAACCCGACCCGCTGCACCTGGCTTGGCTGGTCGTGGGCCATTGTTCACCACAGGCTTGATGCCTTGACGCTTACTTACCATCTGGTCAAACAGTGCTGCCTTACGCAACAGTAAAACCAGCCGGTGATCGTAAACACTCTTCAAGTCTTCATCAGAAAAACCGGCAGACTTGGCAGACTCAATCAGCATCGCTTTTTCGAGCTTTGCTTTCTTTGGATCTTTCCACTCTGGCAGCGCAGCCAACAGCGCATCTTTCTGGCTCTCAAGATGCTGCTGAATAGATTGCTGCTGCTCTTGCTGACTCAACTGGAGAAGACGCTGCTGCTCGGCCTGAATAGCGTATGCCTTCTCCTGTCGATCCCGCAAAACCTCTTTTTGCCGCACCCACTCGATTGGGTCTTCGTTGTAAAGACGATCCAAATCGACCTGCGGCTCTGAAGACTGAAGCTGGGCTTGCAATGCTCCCAACAATTGAGCGTACTGCTCACGCTCGGCCCGAACTGCCTGCGTTTCTTGCTCGACTTGCTTGCGCACCTCGGCAATCTGCTGCGTTTTTCGGGTGTAGTCCTGAGTCCTTGAATAGCCCTTTTGGAGTTCGTCCAGCGTCACTGCGACTTCCTTACCGTCAACTTTGACGGTGAAAGTCTGTGGCTGTTCTTGCTCCTCTGACTCTTCCTCTTCTCCAGACTGTTCCTCCGAGGTCTCTTCCTCTGGCGCGTCTTCCACACCAGAGTCATCCTCCTCGGAGGCCGCTGCCTCTAAGTCCTCTTCGGACTTTTCGGCTGGCTGCGTCTCGTCAAGTTCTGCTTGTCCTTCTTCAGGGGCCAACATTGCCGAGATAGCACTGGCCGCATCGGCCAAATTCGTTGCTTGTATTTCTGCCATAGTATTTTCTTAAATTAGATTTTTCTGTGATTTTGAGATAGCGTTCTGTGCAATCTTGCCGTTGTCCATAATCCGGATCAACTCTTGCCGCAAGCCATCAATGGCCTGCATCATGCACCACGCTGTCTCTCTCTTCACAGACTCTTCGGGTTTCGAAGATCGAAATGCCCAAAGTTGGTCGTTTTCCAATTTTGCAATCGCAGTGTTGAGGGTTTCGTCCTCAAGTAGCTGCTTGGCCTTGCGGCCTTTGTTTACCTGGTCTTCATTTGTCACTTACTGTGCCATTCCTTGAAAGGTTGATGGGGGCATCATCGGCTGCATCGGTGGCTGCTGCTGCTGCTCAATAAACTGAGCCGCCTGCTGCTGGGCCAGCGCTGCCTGCTGACGAATTGCTTCACGATCAATATTCTGAGCCGCATCGATCTCAGCCGTATTGATCTGTGAGTTGTACTTTAACTCAATTTCATACTTTTTGAGGTACAGGTCTTGGGCCATCTGGTCGCGCTTCAAATCGTCATCCATGACCATCTGCTGGCGCTTGAGTTCCAACTCTGCCGCCTTCTTCTGGATGTCGGCCTTGATGGACTCGGCCTGCACCTGCGCCAGCAACTCCTCTGGCGTGGCCTTGGGCGCTGGTGGCGCTGGCGGCACATAGTCGGCAGGGATGTCCTGAAAGTAGCTGGATGCATCTTTGAACCCAGACAGTTCCACGATCTTGCGCAGGGTGTTGGAAAACTGCTGTGGGGTGACCAGTGGGTTTTGAGTGCCAAGCTGCTGCAAGATCTGCTCTTGCTTGGCCATGATCATCATCAAGCCTTGTAAGCGCTCGTTAGTGTCGCCATTGCCAAGAGCAATGTTGATATTGGCGTCCATGTTAGCGTCCCAATACCTTGGGTCGATCTGCACCCACTCGTTGCGCATCCGCACCATGCGTGCTTTGTCCTGATGCGTGGTGGCCAAGAACAAAATGCCCTTGAACAGCTTTTTCATACCCTCGGCCAGAATGCGTGCCGTCAACTCGATGCGGCCTTGGCTGGCTGAAATCGTTGCATTGACCGCCGCCTTGGTGGACGATTGCAGCGCGTCAGCGTTCAGACCCATCGCCGCCTTGCTCATGCCGGTGCGGTCTTCCTTGATCTGATCCATGTATTCCATCATCGGGAATGCGGCCTGACCGACAAATGGGGTGGTCAGGGGTTGAACCATCCCAGGC